CGTTATTCCAAAAGAGTTATGTTCAAATATAGAAGTATTACGAAAAATAGGCGAGTACGCATATTCACAAACACCTAAAATGTTCCACAACGCAGCATTCGATGTTTTTCATAATGCTTACTATTATAAAATTCTCAATAATAATGTGTATTACGATACTATGCTGGCGGGCCATGCCTGCTTTCCAACATTGCCTAAATCTCTAGCCTTCTACGCATCGTTCTTCACTAATGAAGTATATTGGAAAGATGAAGGAAAAGAGATAATAAAAGACATCCAAAAGAATAAAATCGTAGACTGGCCTAGTTTCTACATCTACAACGGTAAAGATTGTTGTCTTACTTATGAAATCTATGAAAACTTAGAAGAAGAAATTGACTATTGGGAAGTAAGACCTATATTCGATATGATGATGGCTCTTCTTGGCCCTGCATTGTTATCACAAATGACTGGCCTTGTGCAAGATAAAAATAAAGTAGAAAAGTTCAAAGAAAACAATGAAAAAGAGATAGAAATACTAGAGCAGATCAAAGAAGCTGTATTAGGTGACATCAACGTAGGTTCGCATAAACAAGTTAAAGAATTAATCTACGGCCAGTGGGATTTGCCTAAGCAATATTCATGGAATAAAGGTAAGAAAACATTAACAACTTCGCATGATAAACTCGCAGTTATAGAGCGTTATCCAACGCCTTACAAGCCGCACATTGGCCTTATCAAGCGCATCAAAAAAGCTACTAAATTACGAGATTTTTACAATGTAATAACAAATGAAGATGGAAGGGTGCGCTTTAGCCAAAAGATTACAGGAACATACACAGGTAGATGGTCTACTTCTAAATCAATAACCGGCTCAGGCTTTAACATTCAAAACCAACCTCATAAAATACGAACATTCTACAGAGCGGACAAAGGGAAGATATTTCTTGAACCAGACCTTTCCAACGCAGAGGCTAGAATTGTTGCCGCATTAACAGGAGATGAAGAATGGCTAGCATCTTTCGATAAAGAGGATCAGCACTCACGTGTCGCAATGGAGTTATTCAATATCCCGCTAGAACAAGTGCGCGATCTAAAACCTGGTAGTGGGAAAAAGTATAGAGATGCAAGTAAACAGATCTCGCATGCATGTGTTGATAATGAAACAGAAATATTAACACCTGATGGCTGGGTGAGGGTAGATAAGTATGATGGGCAAAAGATTTATCAAGTAGATATTAAAGATGGTTCAAGTTGTTTTACATTTCCTGATGAACATGCCATCTTTGGTTTTGACGGAGAAATGTTTCATTTACAAAATCCTCAGATAGATCAATTACTTACTCCAGGACATACTTTACCTTATCTTGCAGGAAATGGTAAGTTATATAAAAGAAAAGTGGATGAAATAGTAAATCTAAAGAATGGGAGAATAGTGAACTATGTTAAAAACGATATTCTTGGATTAGATTACGAAGATGACATGTTAAGATTGATAGTAGCTTATCATGCTGACGGAAATAGGACAAAATATAATTTAAGATGGAAATTTAAGAAAAGAAATAAGATAAACAGACTACTTTTATTATTAAATAATCTAAATATATCTTACAATATATATAATAATAACGATGATAGCACAACGATTTCTATTATAACTAATGATGTGCCTTTTATAGTCGCAAAATGGGATTACAGAATAAAAGAAGTAATACTTCTTTCTTCACATCAAGCAGCAGTGATGTCGGAGGAAATTACTAAATGGGACGGTTATGAAGGCAAGACTATGAGGGAATTTTCTACAATACGAAAGGAAGTAGCTGATGGTGTACAATTACTTCATAAAATAAGTGGACTTGGTAATGGCAATATAAGGACTACAAAACCAGGAAAAGATACTTATACTGAACAAGATACATACTACGTAAGACTAAATAATCGTAAATATGTAAGTATAGGATCTCATTGGAATGTGACTAAGAAACCATATAAAGGTTATGTTTACCATTTTGGTGTTCCCTATGGGTGCTATATGGTTAGACGTAATGGGAAAATAAGTGTAACAGGGAATACCCATTATCTGCATGGTTGGATGTCATTAAGTGAGAAACTCGCCTGTAGCGCCGCTGAGGCTAAAAGACATAAGGCTAATTATTACGAGCTACGTCCAAATCTCGCCATGTGGCAAAGATGGGTGGGGCAAAATGGGAAAGATGCTTACAACGCAGAAGCAGTAAAAAGTGTACGAGAGACAAGACTTATTCGTACTTGCTTTGGGCGAGTTATCCAATTTTTCGGACCTAATTTTGACAGCATGCTAACTGATGCAATAGCCGCAGAGCCGCAGTCCACAAGTGTTGACTATCTCAACTTCGCGTTAGTCCGTTATTATAATGAAATCCTTGAATTTGAATTCAAACAACAGGGGCATGATTCAGTCCTTTGCCAAGTCGATGATGATTTACAATGTGTTGAAAATGTTATCTTAAAGATGAAAAAGATAACTGAAATCCCAATTACAGTAATGGGTGTAAGGGAGAAAAATGGCTTTATATATAAAGATAAACCTATGGAACTCACTATACCGCTAGACTTTAAAATAGGCTACTGGTGGGGCGAAATGGAAGAAGTAAAAGACTTAAATGCACTAAAGACTACTTATGAAAAACTACAATCATGAAATATTGCGAGTTTTTAGAACAATATCGTCTCTACACTCAAGGAAACGAAACTCCAGAGATAATCCATCTATGGTTGGGATTGGCAACTTTAGCTGGCGCCGCTGGGAAGATGTACTGGTTAAAACGTGGCTTCTTTAATATTTACTTAAATCTCTACATTCTTCTCATAGGTCCGCCTGGGATTATTAGTAAAACTACTAGCATGGGAATAAGTGAAGATTTATTAGAAGAAATCGGAGCTGACGTTTATAGCGGCACTATCACTAAGGCCAAAATGGTCGAGGATATGGTAGACAGCATGAAAACATGCGAGTTAGACTGCGGAGAATCATTCGTACATTCTAGCGTTATCTACATGGCTGACGAGTTCAATGCTGTCTTATCTTCTGGAGGACAAGACATAGTCCAATTTCTAACTGAAATTTATTCAAAAGATAGAAAGTACAAATCCCGCACTAAAGGTTCCGGGCAATATGAAATACCTCATCCGGCGCTAACTTTAGTCGGTAATATGGTCCCAGCATGGTTCGGGAAAAATCTAGCTACCGATATGTCAGCGACAGGTCTTTTGGCCCGTTTTATACCTATATATGCAGACGTGCCTAGAGGAAGTTATTCCCTCCCTGTCGTAAGTAAGGAACAAGAAGAAGCAAGAGGCAAGGCGCTAGAAATTCTCTTTTATGTCATAACACATAATGGAGAATTAGTAATGTCGGAAGAAGCCGAGAAAAGATATGATGATTGGTATAATAAACAGGAAATAGACCCAACTGAAGATGCAAGGATAGCTGACTATCTCGTTCGAAAGATAAGAACATATTCTCTAAAAGTAGCTGGCTTGATGGCCCTTGGAGACGCAAGGACTGAAGTACAAGTTGTCGATCTAGAACGAGCTTTTGACCTCCTCGACGAAGTTGATAAAAGAATAAGACTTGCGTATATGATGGCTGGAGCTAATCCATACGCAGTACATATAAATCGTGTTTTGAAAATACTAGAATCATCAGAATCAGGAAGTGTGAATTTAAAACAGATAGCTAGAATGCTCCGCACCGATCTAGATGTCGAGGGCTTTAGGTCAGTTATAGAACAAATAGAAACAATGGGCTATGCAATACAAACGAAACGAAAAAATGGCTGGTATTTAGAAAAAACAAGGAGTGAAAATTAATGGCTTTCTTAGGAGTAAGAATCCAAGATGAATTTTATACAAAAGTTAAAAATCGCGCTAAACTAGCTGGCGTTTCAGTTACTGAGTATGTGTTAAGTCTACTAGCTCACGATCTTGAAGATTCTACTTTTGAAATTGATGATAGCTGGTTAATCAACGGCTCGTATCTCTTTGGACTAAGCGTGGCGCAGATAAAACATGCTATATCTAATTCCTATACAGCCGCTGCGGCGCTTGCTCAGATAAGTTCAAAGAGTAAAAAGTTAGACCTAATTGTCGATAATGCTGATCCTAAAGATTTATTCGTTACAGTAGAAATTCGAGACGATGTTATATCCGTTATAGCTAATAAATTACAAAACAAGTCCTACGTCGTCATGGAAGTGATGAAAAAGCTCGACGAGAAGCTAACGGAGGTTTAAATGGGTGATATAGAGATAAAACTAACAGGTAAGTGTGGAGTAGAAGGATGTGATGAAAAGCCAGTCGTGTTAAAGATAACTAGCACTGGTTACTTATTTGAACTTTGCGAAGAACACAAGAATAAAACAATCAATTACGGAGAAAAGAATGGACCTTCAAAAGACTAATATCTCAGTCCCAGTTACAAAACACCAAAAGAACAAAACAAAGCGCATGTGTGACTCTTTATCCATGCGTATGGCTGATTTATTCCGTGATACTATACATAACTTCATACCAGAAGATGAAATTCCACAAGATTTCATTGATACGATAAACATAAATCTTCTCTTGAAAAATGGCGCTCCTGTACGCACAATATTACCGTACATGGCGTCTGTATTGGGATATTCAATGGATGGCACATGGGGTATTAAAACAAAAAACGGCGAACGATATGAATTGAATCCTTTTCCAGAATACGGCCATTTATGTACAATACGAATAATCGAACAATTATGGAAGATTGATAGAAAATGCTAGGAGAGCAAGAAGTACAAAGACAATTCGACGAGAATCAAGATTTCGTACGCCAGATTGCATTGGAATTTCTAGACTATGGTAAATTCAAGTCCGTAGAAGCTAGACTTAACATAAAACCTGGCATTATTGAAAAGTTATTCTATGAAAAGCCTAGATACGAGAAACTTTTCGATGATGAATTGTCTAGACAAGCTAAAAATCGCTTGTTTCGTGAGGGCCATGTTAATATCTTCAAAATAAGCAGAAGACTAATAAGCGTAACTAATGATGAGAAGGCTTATGAAGATGGTGGCCCGACTATTAAAGATGTCGTGAGTGCTGCAAATACGCTTGCAAAACTATACGATTCCGTTTTAAAGACGAAAGGAGACGCTAAGAAGGACTCGCTCGACGAGATCTGGGAAGATGTAAGTAGTGAACGAAAATCAAAGGAAAGTCCTCCAGATATGTAGACGACTACAATCTGATTACGGCGATGATTTTGTTGGTTGGGTTAATAGATATATAAATTTCAAAGGTCTAAAACATGACCGCCTAACTGACCAACAAGAAGAAATAGCTAATAATTTAATTACAGAAAGAAATGTCTGTGTTTCCGCAGGTGGCGGCTTGGGCAAATCAGCCCTTGCCGCTTTACTTGTGCTATGGTTCTTATCCACACACCCTTTTTCAAAAATCCCCACCACTGCACCTTCAGGAAAACAGTTAAAAGATATTCTCTGGAGTGAAATTGCATTCTGGATGCGTCGTTGTGAGTTAAACGACTTGTATGAATTGCGCTCTGAGAAATTATACATAAAAGGTTTTCCTGAATGGTATGCAGCTGCTCGTACAGTCCCAAAGGACACTAATAAAGCATCGCTAAATGACACGCTAGCCGGCTTTCATGCCAAACATCTTCTTATAATAGTTGACGAAGCTAGTGGTGTTCCCGATCCAGTATTCACCGCCCTTGAAGGCGCTTCGACTAGTTCCGATACTTACTTACTCTTGATCTCCAATCCAGTATCTACTGGTGGGTATTACTACGATACTATTAGCGATCCTGCTGGAAAGGGCGCATCGTACACAGTCCTTTATTACGACTCTCGTGAATCCCCATTAGTCGATAAATCATACGAAGAACGAATTATAGCTCGATATGGCAAAGATTCGTCCATGTATAGAGCTAAAGTTCTTGGTATGCCTATATCATTCCTTGAAACAGTTGTCGTGCCTCCAGAACTCTACGATCGTGTAATTTTACAGAATAAAGACCACATGCAAGGTAGTCATGTTCTCGCGATAGATGTCGGCGGTCTTGCTGACAAAACAGTTTTCTGTCATAGGTGCGGGCGCTCGATTACCGATTGGGATATATTTAAAACTGGAAATCCTACTGATATTGTAAAAGAAACAATACGGATTTGGGAGTCTAGATATAAAGGTAAAAGATTCAAGGTAATTGTAGACGCATTAGGTCCAGGAAGCGGCGTTTTAAGCCATCTTCAAGATAAAAACTTATTCGAAGCAATAGGCTTTAGAGGAAGTGAAAAGGCTATACAGCCTTCAATGTATGCTAACAGGCGCTCAGAAGGTTATTATCATTTAAGCCGAGTTTTTGAACGCCTTCATTTCCCTAAAGAGCCGCCAGAGCAACTTAAAAAGGAATTAGTCAACTTATTCTTTGACTATTCCCAAGGCCCGATAACAATGGAGCCTAAGAAGAAATTTATAGGCCGATTAGGCTTCTCCCCTGACCATGCGGATGCTTTAATGATGAGTGAAGATGCAGGAGCTTCAGAAATATCAATGGCTGCTAGATGTGTTAATGCTAAAGCTATGAAAATGAACAGAAAAAGGCCACATAAATCAAAATACGGCAAGTTCGGAAAATTTATTGTCTAAATTGCGCTACGCAACTTACTGGAGAGTTCAATGTTTAATAGAAAACTGAAACAAAGAATAGCTGATCTCGAAACAAAACTTGACACTAAGGCTAATGTTCCTAAAAAGCGTATCTTTGGATCTAAAGGTTATGACGATCCGACTGATAAGGAGATTTTAACTGAGCTAGTTCCGCCCGGAGGTCTAGAAAAGTACAGAAATATGCGCGCTAATGATCCTATAGTAGGCGGGTTAATGCTTCGCATAGATAATCTATTCAAAAACGTGGAGTGGGAAGTTGAAGGCCAGAATGCGGCTATAGTTAAAAGGCAATTAGACAACTTAAGATATGGCGTGTCAACTTTAATTTCTGAAATGACTACTGCGTTTACTTACGGGTTTTCTTTAAACGAGAAAATATGGGAGATGTCGGGCGGCGAAGTGGCTTTAGTAGACCTAGCCCCAAGATACCAGCCATCAATAGACGAGTTTATTAATGATTACGCTATCCAATCTACCGCTCTAGGTACAGTTGATATACCGTTATCTAAATGTTTGCACTTCATCCCTATCGAGCATTGTCGAAATCCTTATGGCGATTCAATGTTAAGGACAGTTTATAAACCATATTACTATAAATCCTCCATCGAAGCTGCTGAAGCGCTGGGCATAGATAGAGATTTAGGTGGTCTTCCTGATTTAGAGGCTCCAGAAGGTTTTGATTTCAGCAAGGCAGACCCCGATTCGCCAAATTACGATGCTAGCGTTGCTTCAACTCTCGATTGGGCAGAAGATCTAGTAAGCAATGTTCGAAGGGATAATATTGATGGCGTAGTCCGTCCTTATGGCTGGAGTTTAAACATCATCCGTGGAGAGACAAGGACCAGCATCCCGACTGTCGAGATCATAGGTCGCTATAATACTGAAATAGCCGTAGGACTTTTGCAAACTTTCGCAGTTATGGGCGGTTTTGCTTCTACGAATAATGCTAACGTAAGCGAGTTAATCTCAGACTTTCATTCTGTATGCGATTCATTCTTAACATCTATGGCTTACGCTATAAATTCGCAAGTCATTAGAGAAATTTGCGCCTTTAATGGCAAAACTTCAGTACCAACTTTCAAATTTAAAGAAGTTCAAAAGCGCGATATTGATAAATTAGCATCATATGTGGCTCGCTTAGTCGCCAACGGCATAATTGATCCTACAGTGACACTTGAAAAAGCTATGCTGGAAAGAATCAAAGTCCCATATACCGCCGATCAGGAAAAAGAACGCAAACTTTCTCCAGAAGAAAATGGTACATAAAATATATTTTACAATCCGCCAAAATAATCTAAAATTAAAATAAAAACGCTACACAAAAAGGATGAATACAAAGTGCCGTATCCAAATTACCATAGTTGCCGCATAAATTCGCCGGACAAGTATGATAAAATCCGAACTGACAAGAATGCTATGAAGGTAAACGGAAAATACGTGGACGTTCTCTATGGAATAAAAGATGATAAAACTGAAATTCAAGCTTATCGCTATCCTACGTCTTTATTCTCTGAGAGCGAGGCTAAAGATCACTGTTCAAAAAAGAACGGCTCTTTTCATCCTGCGTCGAAAAAGGCATCAGCTAAAACTTACATGGCAAAGTCTGAGTGGGCAATCTTAGAAGAAGAATTAAAAAACGTCTTAGATATGGCCACTGAAAGTTATGAAGTATTCTTCGACACTGGTGATTCATCCTTTAACGAGCCATCAATCAACGACAGAACAGCCAAAATCGAGTTGGTAGGGCCATTATTTAAGTATTCAAATATTCTCACTGTTATCGGTGTGGGGACGTCACTAGAAGACGCGTCCTATCAACTCGAAAAGGCTATTCAACTTAAAAAGAATAAAAAGATAGACAACGTAGAACTCTTTTTCGACACTCCTGGTGGGCAAGCTAGCGGTGTCGATGCTTTTGCTAATAAAGTTTACAATCTCAGAGATGAGTTAAATATAACAGCTAAAGTAAATGGAATGTGTTGCTCAGGAGGTTATTGGATTGCCTCTGCGGCTAAAAATATACAAGCAACATCAGATTCAGATATGTTTGGAAGTGTCGGTGTGATACTTTCAATAGAAAGAGCGGAAGATGATGAATATGTAATCGTAAGCAGCAACGCCCCGAATAAATATCCTGATCCTAGTACCGAAGAAGGTAAAAAGGTAATCCAAGAACATATTGATAAGCTAGAAAGCATATTTATTGAAAAGGTAGCTACTTACAGAAATACAACTACTGATAACGTGAAAAGTTCTTACGGAAAGGGTGGGGCTCTTTTCACCCAGGATGCATTAAAAGTAGGAATGATAGATGAAATTCAAACATTTGGAGGTAATATGGAAATCACAGCTCAATTTCTCAAAGAGAATCATGAAGAAGTTGTGAGTGAGCTCGTAAATGAAGCAGTCGAGGCGAAGAAGAATGAATTTCAGACTTCTCTTGAGCAGAAAGATTCTAAAATTCAAGAGTTGGAAACTGAATTGGCTAAACACAAAGAAGAAGAAACAAATGATCTTCCTCCGGAGGCTAAAGCTACTCTTAACGAATATAAGGAAAAGCTAGACGCTATGGAGAAAGACTATTTGAAGAGCGAACTCAGCTTTTGCAATGACGATCAGCGAGAGAAACTCATGGACCTTCACGGTCATGTAAAGAAAGAGAAAATTCTCGAAATTGGCGGCATCATTAAAATCATGCAGGATACTATCAATGAACTCGGCAAGGCTAAAGGTCATGACCACACACCTGACCAAGATGCCACGTTTGACCAGAAAGTGGAAAAGCGTAAGAAAGAATTGGTAGCTGAAGGTTTTAGTGAATATGACGCCTACCATGAAGCATACAAACAGGTACAATAAGGAGGAACTATGGATTTGAACATTCGGACAGCAAACGTTGTTCCTTCTACTACTGCTCTTACGGATCAGGAAAAGTATGTAGTCGATCTAGACGGTGTGAAAACTACTACTCTTGGCGATTTTGGCTATGGAGTAGTCCGCATCGGTCGGCCTGCTAACGAAGCCTCTCAGGTTGTAATTGGCGGCGAAACTGAGGCTTATGTATATGGAGCTGACGATAATCTTGATAAAGGCGATCCCATCGTTGCTGGGTCTAGCGGGGTCTTCAAGAAAGCTACTATCGGCACACATGCAGTCCGTGGGCATGTAATGGAAGCAGTAACAACTGACACAACCGCTCAGGTTTTTCTATACTAAGGAGGGAACATGGCTAATTGGTATGATGTAATTAAAGACCAATTTGTACGGAACGTTGCAAATAAATACGTTCAGGAAGTCGGTATCCCTGCCTTTGGTGTATTTCCTAAGATTAATTCGTCTAGTCTTACAGGATATATCGCTAAATATGATAAAGAGGACTGGTACTATATTGGTACTGTGTCTGATTATCTTCGGCAGGGTTCTACGGAATCCCGTGGCGATGACTACGATGTGAGTTCGCAGGCTTACACCTTGCTGGAATACGCCTTTCATAAAGACGTATCTAAGGACGATCGTAACGAATACGACAATCCTTATGATCCAGTAAGAGATGCGACAGAATTTGTAGTCAACCGTCTTCGGCGTATTCTTACATCGGTTCTTAATAGCGAATACATGACATCCGGCGTCTGGGGTACAGATAAGGATGGTAGTGGGGCGGACTTTACTCAGTGGAGTGATGATTCTTCTACTCCAGTTGACGACGTACTCAGCTGGAAAGAAAACGTCATGAAGACTACTGGGTTTTCGCCTAATAAAGCTATTATGACACCTGATGTCTTCCGTACATTGAAGACTAATAGTGACATTACAGGTAAGATGAAAACTACCAGCGATAAAGTCCTTTCTAAGGATCTTTTGGCGCGGCTTTTTGAGCTTGATAGAATCGAAATCTTCGATACTATTAATTCCGGAGCTACGGATTTCATGTCCAGCAAGAAATTCCTGCTCATCTACACTCCGGATCGGCCTACTAAGTTCAAGCCTTCCGCTGGGTATTATCTCACCTACAAAAACAGCAATGGTGAGAATGTCGGCACTGATCGTATCGCTATGCCGCATCTGAACAAAGCCCTTCGAATCGAGGCTACTGTTCATGCTGACCCTGTGATGCTTGCAAGTGACCTTGGACTTTATGCGTACAACGTGATTGCGTAATGGAAACAAGTGAACTGCTGCTTGAAATTGGAAGTCAGGCTTTTGATGATCTCACTGAAACAGAGATTAGTCACCTGACTTCCAATTACAAGTCCACTCAAACTCAACTAGCCGGAATGAAGGCGTTCGATCTTTTACGTAAGAAATTCCGGCCTAATTATAGAATGGGTCGTACTTACGAGGATTTATCCGATAAGTACCGATTCTATGATGAGCTATATAAAGAGTACACAAGAAACGTTTCCGCTGGAAAGATCGCATCTACTGAAGAAGAACGTGATGATCGAAATAATCTAGACAGGTACAAATTTACCGCTGATGGAAACTAATGCTAACATCAATATTTATAGAGAGTCTACTAACTGGAAACATGAGAAAACTGTCTCCTTAGTGGGAAGTTATGATGTTTGGCTAGAAAACGTTTCTGTTACTGAATTTAAAACAATCCAAGATACCGTCGTTTCCAATAAACTGGGCGACGGTTTAGTTATACTTACCGAAGATTTAGACCTCACGAATTGTTTTTGGGCTGCAGATAGCACCGCAGTTACTCGCCATTATTTTCTAGACTGGGATAAATTCTACAGTCGTGATACAACACTTCATCATATAGAGGCAATGTATGGCTAAACATACTGGCGAAGTACAATTAGAATTAGCAGAACGTGAGGAAGAAGTTTTACTTAAATGCGTTTCTCGTAAGTTATACAAAGAAATAATGAGAAACCATGAATTTCCTTATGACTCGTCGAAGAAGACGCAGGATAAAAGGAAAATATACACAAGAACTACTGGCAAGTGGCATTTGAAACAACATGGCGCAGCTTATTATGGCTCCCGTAAAGTTATCGGACCTAATTATAGAGGGCCAACGCCACAGACTAAACAAAATGTTATATCACTAATTTGGTCGATGAAGAAAGCATACGGGCCTGATAAGTCTAGAATATTCGATTATGCTGAGATAGTTCTTGATCAGTCAAGTTTCTTTGAAGTTTACCCAACTGACCATGAGATAGACAAAGCTATGGATGAATGCATCGACGAATGGTGGGCGCGAAATTATGCTTGAAGAAACTATAGCTAACTACATAGCAGGAAATACATCTTTAGTCACAGGAACTGACATATTTCTTCACAGTTTTCCTGAAGGATTTGAAGAAGGAGTTATCGTTCGCTGCGGAAATGAGGTGGCTAGCTTTGAACCGCTTAGAAATAATTCGACAAGACTTCTTGTTTTCTATCGGGACTATATTGATTCGCGCAACATAGTCGAAGTTCTAATGGTACTTCTTAATTCAAAAAGAGGAACTCTAGACGGAACTTGGACTATAACTGGAGAACTTAACACTGAGGAACTTGGCGAAGATCAAGAAGGGCGTTTTGGATTTTCTATTGAATTATCATTATCTTATGACTATTCGACTATCTACAATGACTACCTAACAATAGGTGGTGAAACTGTAACACTAAATGGTGAGAATATTTACCTATAGGAGGCAACAATGGCTAATTACGAACTCAGCCCATGTCAGATCAATTACAAAGGTTCTGATTTAGGCCGCACCAATGGCGGTGTGACTCTTACTCTTAGCCAGTCTGGCGTAACACTTAACACGGATCAAGATGGTGAAACTCCGGTTGATGAATATATAGTCGGCACTGATGTTCGTGTAAGTGGAAACCTTGCTGATATTGAGTTGGATAATATCGCTAACATCATGAATGAAACAAAAGTCACTGATGGCACTAAGGAAAAAGTTGAGATTAACACCAACGTAGGCACTTCACTCCTAGACAATGGTGGTGAGTTGATCTTGAAGCCTTACGTAAACGGTTCGGTGACTACAGATCAAAACAAATGGATTACACTCCATAATGCAGGCATTAAAGCCACTGCTGAAATGCAGTATGACATGAGCAACCAGCGCGTGATTGCTTTTGAGGCTACTGGATACGCTGACTCTACTGGCTTGATCGCTACTTTCGGTGACACGACAGCTACAGCATGATAATATTCGGCCCGGCTAAAATAACGAGAAATTCTACAGACCTTGGCGATACTTACGGAGGTGGAACATTAAACCTTAAAACTAAGTATCGCCATCCTGTAGGAACTGCTTATACCGTCGAACAAGTGGCTTACGGCGGTGAGGGAGAGTTGAATTTCTACAGCTGGAATGATATATCAATTAACAACTCCGTGGAACTTTATGACTACGCTGAATTAAAGATAGAAACATCTACTGCTACTGTAACTCTTCCACGGTGCAAAATTTTACTATCTAACTCATTCACAATAGGCGTGAACGAACAACAAGCTATAAAGACGCTTTTATACTTTACAGCGAGTAATAACATTCTTTTAAGCATCACAGGTATAACTGGTCAACTAATGACCATAGGTGGTTAAACTGCCACGCTGGGTGGCGAAGATATTTACTTATAATGGAGGACAATAAGATGGGAAAAGTTTTCGACGTTGATGAATACCTCAAAGAGAAGGCTGTAACTGTTAAACTTAACGGAAAATCTTTCGAAGTTAAAGATGTCCCTTACGAGGTTAGAGATAAATTCGATTCTGAAGATGAAAATAAACAACTCGAAGGATTAAGAATCCTCTTAGGATGCACCGAAAAAGATCTAGAAGGTTACGGTTATGCTGCGACTAGCGCTATTATAGAGCATATTACCCAAAATTTGTTTCAATCGCCTTCTCAAGAAGATCAATAAGTCGTCTAGAGAAGGCGGGTGCAGTAGCTCATGTTCTACACGTCAATATCTTCGATGCGTTAAATCTCGACAGCTCAAGACTTGACATTCTTTACAATGAATCAGTAAGACAACGCACGATAGACCTAGTATATATGTCTAAATCATGGAATCCTAAACAAGATGAGATTGATAAAAGTCTAAAAGTTCACGGTCATTATACAGAAGGATTCTATGAAAACGAGCTAGACAGACTCTTTAAGGACGTAAAAAAGTGAAAAAACGAGTTGAATTACAATTAGAACTCGATCAATTTAGGCGTGGCTTACGTTCAGCTAATGACCAACTAGACGAAACAAGTCGAAAGGTTGTTGATTCTGGAAAACGTATGTCTAACGCCTTTAATGCTACTTGGCGCGGAAGGAATACTCCGAAAGAGCAAATACGTAACTTAAAGAAATATACTAGCGAGCTAGACGCGCAATTCAAAGAGATAAAACGCCGCAGACCTTTCGAGGGGCAAGATGAAGAGCTAAAAAGTATTCAACGACATATGTCTGGAGTTAGTAAGCGAGCGCAAGATATTAAAGCTGATACTAAACAAATGACTGACGAGTTGATTAAATTCCGCTCGCATACTGCACGATTAACTCAAAAGCAAGAATACGAACGCTTACAACTCCAGATTAAAAAAGCCGAGAAAGAATTAAGTGAGCTAAATAACGAAGGAAAAGAATCGCAGGGCGTATTTTCTAGACTTTCTCGAAAAATGAGAGGTTTTGGAAACCGCACTGAACGAGTTTCTAAGCAAGCTAACAAATTCTCCGGCATCATGAATACCTGGTGGGAAAGGTTCGGTGCAGTAGCTATAGGCTTCACTGTCGCATATCGAGCTATGAATGCCTTTGAAAATGTTATCTATGAAACAGTCGAGATAATGCGGGATGCTATACTAGCCTCTGGTGAATTATCTTCGCTGCAAGGAGAATTAGCTGGATATTATACATTATCAACTGGGAAGATAGAAAACTTTAACAAGGCTCTTAATGACGCTAGAGGTAATGTTAACGCACTAGCTATGGCTTCTACAAAATCAGTTTCAACTATTGATGAATTAGTCACAGGTTATAGTGAGTTAGCTCAGCATGGTGTTTATATTCAAGAAAACATGATGGATGAGTTTACCGCTTTTAATGACATGCTAGTTCAGGTGGCTAAATCTACAGGAAGCACTACTAAGCAAATACGTTCTGAATGGCAGGGACTTCTCGAAGGGCAAGAAAGAGCTACTAATGCCATGTTAAGAATGTTAAGAAACATTGGTGTGCTTTCTGAAGAAGAAGTTAAAATGTTAAAAGGTATTGGCGATGAAGCGGCAATAGTTGAAAAGATTCTAGAGCGTACTGGCGAAGCTGCTAAACGTGTTCAAGAAGAAATGTTACAGAGAAATGTCGCGGCTGCAATGAGAAACTGGAAAGCCGCAATGCAGCAATCCATAGTCGCCGCACAACAGTTAGCTGCGGAGGGTGAAAATGTAGGTAATATATTCGGTAAAACTATCTATGACCATATCGAGAGAGTTAATAAAAAGTTCTACGAATTAGGCAACCAAGAAGCATTTATTTCATTACTAGAAAAAATCAACTGGGGCATTGATAAAGCTCTTACAGTCATGGAAAGGTTTATTCTAGGTCTTGGAAAATTATCAGTTATACTTGATAATTTAAGTCCTCAGTTGAAAACAGCAGTTAAAACTATATTCGCTATGGAAGCGGGCCTTGTTGGGCTTAAGGTTTTGAAGGTTATAGGCTCACTTTTTAGAAGACTAAACTCAGTCCTAATAACTTCAGTTGAAAATATGTTTACATGGCAAGCAGCAGTACTAGCAACAACAGCAGCCGCGTATGGTTTGATTACCGCTATAAGAGCATTAAAATTATCAATCCCAGAAAGTTTTTCTAAGAATCTAGAAACTGCACTAGATTCAGTTAAAGAAAAAATGAATGAAGTTAGAAAAGAATATGAGAAAACTGGCGATCCTAAACTTTTCGAGCAACAGATAAATTTAGAAGCATCTAAAAAAGAAATAAAGGAATTAATAAGGCTTAGAGACAAATTAGGAGATGTTCCAGAAACACAAATTCCAGACGCTTATAGAAATTATAAAAAAGCTATGGGTGAGGATTTACCTAGTTTTGGTGAGCGTTTTCTTAATAAAGCAAAACAAGACGCTGAATACATAGGCGAAGGTTTAGGCGCAGTTGTAAATATTATAACTGACAAAATAACTGAATTATCGAAAACACCAGACGCTTTTTACGGCGATCTCCCTTCACATATTGGCCTAGGCGCTGGAACTAATAAGTATCTAGACATGGTTAAAGAGACTTCTAATAAGCTCACCGAAGCACATAAAGAGTTAATGAAAAGCGGCGATGCGCTGACAAAGAAGATGAGAAATGATGTTGAAATTCTCAACGACTCATTAAAAGAGGCACACGATCTTTTTATGGCAGGTGCTATTTCAGAGGAAACTTTCCAGCGCGCCGTTGACGCTGCCAATAAGCGCTATCTAGACCAAATGGAGACTGATACTGAAAAGTCTTTTAATTACATGGAGGAATTCTCCAAACAGACAGCTGAAAATATGTCTAGTAATTTCAGCGATTTCTTCTTTGACGCTTTTACAGGGCAGTTGGATAGTGCTGTAGATTACTTCCGTTCTTTCGCTAAATCTATCCTTCGTGTTTGGGCTGACATGGAAGCTAAAATGATGGCTTCTGAATTATTTGGAAGTGCTTTCATGGGTGGCGAGTCTTCTAAAATGGGCGGCATCGTTGGGGGTCTTATAAGTGGCGTAGCTGGGATGTTTGGTGGAGGTGGCGCTGGAGGTGGCGCTGGAGGATTTAACTATGGCACATTACCAGAAGCTATTGGTCCCGGAAGGGCTAGCGGCGGTCCTGTCGCAGCTAATGAAACATACGTCGTAGGCGAAAAAGGTCCGGAAGTCTTATCAATGGGCAATCGCTCAGGGCATATTACTCCAAATAATCAGCTAGCGCCAAGAATTGAACTCAACGTTATCAACAATACAGGCGAAGACGCAGAAACTAGTGCCAGCGATCCACAATGGGACGGAGAACGTTGGGTAATGAATGTAGTGCTAGACGCAGCTAATAAAAACAAAAATGGCTTTGGTCGCGGCCTAAGTGCTGCCCTTTCTAAATTTAGGTAATAAAAAATGGCATGGCCTGATATAGCAACTCCAGATAATGTACGTCAAAGGATAACTAAAAAACAAGTAAGAAGTCCTTTCGAGGCTGGTTATGTTCAGTCTATGGCGCTTCATACTAGATCAAGGCGCAAATTTTCACTATCATGGGAATTTATGTCGTCTTCCGATCTTAGCACGTTAGAAACTTATTTTGAAAATAACATAGGTTCTACATTCTCATGGACCCATCCTATTTCTGGAACTACTTACACAGTAGGCTTTACAGAGAATTATATAGATTCAAGAAATGTGTTCTCTGATTACTACAGTGTTTCGGTAACTTTAGAGGAGCAATAATGCCATTAACTATATCATCTGACGCGATCAGCGAAAAAAACAAGCTCGCAAGCCGCGACCCCTGGCTGTTGCTGCTTGAAATAATTTACCCGGCAGAAACGCCGGTGCGGCTTGTCTGGAATACCGAGAATATTGTCTGGGACGGAGAGACTTGGCAGGCGTTTCCGTTTGAGCTGGGCGATATTGAGGAGACGAAAGAAG